GGTTTACTAGTATCTGGTCTGTAAAGTCCGACTTACCGCTATTAGGTATACCAGTTAGTACGGTCCATTCGCCAAAAGCCAGTTTAAAATAGTTATCGCTATCGCCTATACCTAGACTGTAGTTTTTTATACCGTTTTCGTTATAATTAAGTACGCTATTCCATATATCCGAAACGCTTATAACACCTTCTAAAGGGAAATTTTTAGCGCCTTTTATGTACTGTCGTAGTGTTTCGGCCCCTTTATTTATTAAAACCTCGTTAGCGTCTTTAAAATCGCCAAAATCAACGTATTTACAGCGGTAAGCGCCAAGTCTACGGGCTAGTTCTTTACGTAACATTAACCCTGGCTGGTCGTTATCAGTACAAAGTATTATTTCTTCTTTGTTTTCAAAGTACTTATAACAGTTATCTAGATAGTCTAGGCGTTGGTTACCTTTACTAGCGCCGTTAGGTACGCTTACTACGCTATATAAGCCCGCTTCGTGTAAGCTAAGGGCATCTAGTTCGCCTTCTACTATATAACAGCTTTTAGTGTCGGCTATGTTATCTAGGCCGTAAAAAATAAGTTCAGCTTTACTAACTAACTTAAAATTTTTCTCGGCGTCGCGGTATTTAACGTTTACTAGTTCGCCAGCCCTAAAGTAGTTAAAGTTGATCGTACGGCGTTTTTTCTGTACTTGCGGTATATACTCTACGCTTTCGCCTATTTTGTAGTGTACTAGCGTTGGTTCTGTTATACCCCGCTTACCGAACCAGTCTATTATACGGTTATTTAATTCAGCGTTTAATTTTGGCGGTTTTACGTATTCTACTTTTTGCTTAAATTTTACGTTACCAGACCAGCCGCAGTTATGACAGTTATATATACCTTGGTCTATATTTACGCTTAGGCAAAAGTCGCTTTTATTTTTTCTTGTATGGCTACATTTTGGGCAAATTGTTTTAACCTCGCCGTTGGTTCTTTTAACCTGTATACCAAGGCCTTGTAATTCCATTAAGTAGCTCATATTATAAAAGTATATTTGCTGTTAATATTATTACTATGTTCCAAAATGTATAAGAACCAAGTAAAAAGCTAAATACTTTTATTTCGTTTTTTGTTAATTTTTTCATTTTTCTAAGTTTTAAAGTTTAAAGTTATAAAAGTAACGCTGGTCAGCGTTGCCCAGTAAATAGACTTCTTTTTTACGTTTACCGCCTTTATCTACTACTTCGTGGTTATTGAATACCGTAGTATTAGGACAATCTATAAACTGGGTATTATCGGTTACGTTTTCAAGGTCAAATATATATAAACCTTTAGAATCTATTACGCCGTAGTATTTTTTCTGTACGTCTAAAGCTTGTAGTTTGTCGTGTTTGTACTTCTCTAGCATCTTTAGCCTGTAGGCCTTTTTCCGAAACTTCAACTCTAATACACAAGTATTACCGCTGTCGTCGTAGCCGTCCGCGTCAAAACTTTCGTAACCCTCGCCAGTCCACTGTAAGGCCCAGCCGTCTAAGTTTAGTAAGAAAATTAACTGGCGTTCAAAGCTTTTAATATGTTCTATATTATTTAGCATATTTTAATAGTTCTTCGTATTCTTCGTTAGTTAATAGTTGCCTTAAATTATAGTCGTTTAGTTCGCCGTTTTTGGTTTTAGCGCCTAGTAATTGTTTTTCATTTTCAAAATATACAAAGTACTTTACTACCTTAGATACCTTGTAAAAGCCCTTAGGGCGCGATTTAAGGGAGTTTCTAGTCATAAACCTATGAATATATAGGACGCCGTTTTTATCGCTTGTACGTAGCTTTAAAATGCTTAAAAAGTTTTCATTCCAAAAGCTATCTGTTCTAAGCTTCTTACAAACTTGGTAAACTTCTCCAAGGTCGTAGCCGTCTATACGCTGTATTTTTTCTAGTATATCTAGCCATTTATCGCGTTTAGTGTTTGTGTTTGGTTTAAACTTACTAGGAAAAAGCGCTATAAAATGATCTAAGGCTTTTGTAGCTATTTCTAAACTGTTTTGAGTGGCTGTTTTTGACTTCAGACTATTATTTCTTTTATTATTATCTATAATACTAGTATTATTATATATATTACTAGTACCTTTAAAGGTGCTAGTACCTTTATAGATACTAGCACTATTACTAGTACCGCTTATTTCTAAGTGGTCGGCTAAAAAACCCCCTTTTTGTAGGCGTTTTAAAGCGCTTAAAGTGCTTTCGTATTGTTTCTTGTTTAGCCCTTGTATTACTATGCTATACGTCGAATTGGTGTTTATATCCGTAGTTTTCGCTGTCATCTTCAAGTAAGTTTTTTATTTTATCGCAAAACTGGCGTATATCGCTAAATATGCCGCCAAATTCGCTTAGCTTTATTGGTCTATCCTGGTATAGTTCAAAAAGTATTTCTACTAGTAAATCAAATTCTACGCGGGTCATTTTACCAACAAATTCGTATTTGAATTTTAGGTTTTCTGGCGCTGTAGAAGTCCAGCGTAGCTTTTGGTTAGTTTGGTCAAAGTAAACGCTGCTATAAATCATTTTTAAAGTATTTATCTATTATTTCTTTTATTTTATCAAAATCATTTAAACAATAGCTAGCCCAACCGTTTGTTTTAAGATCGTCTAGCCATTCTATTTGTTTTTCTGTTGGTTTGTTACGGCCAGCTTTTAATTCAATAGCTAGGCCGCTGTATTGTTTACTAGGGGTAAATATTAGTATATCTGGTATACCCGCTTTACCTCCTAGTTCTTTAAATTTAAAACGCTCAAAAGGTGAACGTTTACCCTCGTTTGGCACGTGGCAAAAAAGCGCCTTTGGATAAGCTATAGATAAATAATTGTTTACAGCTATCTGTAACTTATCTTCGGGTCCTAAATATTTTTTAAAGCCGCTCATATTATATTTTTGCCCCACTTATAAGTGTTTTTTTCCATTTTAAGCTGGGCGTTTTCTATTAGCAAGTTATTATATTTTTTAACAAGTTGGTCTATATTTAGCTGGCTATAGCCCTTAGGGTCAGTTAAACTATAGATAATTTCGTCAAATTGTTGCCTTAATAAAGGTTCAAAACGTAGTACGTTTTCTAGTTCTTTTACGCCATACATAACGCTCGCGTGGTCCATACCTATACTAGTCCCTATTGCGCTGTAACTAAGGCCTGTATATTTCCTACATAAATAGAAATATATCCACCTGGCGCGCACATATTTAGCTTTACGCGTCTTTGCGTCTAGCTTTAAATTATAATACTGTTCTACAAAATCTTTAAATTTGTTCATAACTTTTATAAAATTATACTACCGTCTTCGCTTCGTTCGCCTTTGTAGCCTGTTATTACCCCTGTTTCTATATATAGTTGCCAGTCCGCTAAGGCTTGCTGGTAGGCCGCTCGGCCTTGGTCTATCATATCTTCGCTAAGCGTGTAAACTTGCACGCTATACGGCGCGTTAGTTTCTATTGCGATAAATTTAAACTCCTTTATGTTAAGCATATCCATATAGAAAGCGGCCTGTAAGTGGTAAGCCCTTTTATATACATCACTTCTAAAAGCCTTGGGCGTATTGCTTTGGCACGTTTTTACATCGCTTATAAAGTTAGCTACGCGGTTTATACAGTCGGGCCGTACCCTAACCTTTATACCGTTATGTTCTAAGTAGTGGCTGTATTCACATTCGCCAAGTATATATTTTTTAGCCAGATCGTCGTTTTTAACGTTTTCTACTATCGTTTTTATTAGCTGGTGCTGTTCTTCGTCAAAGACTTTTTTACCCTCGGCTTTTGTAAGTTCTTCGGCGTGTTGTTCTTTACCAGCTTTTGTACGCCTGTCTATTTTTGGTATAAAATGGTTTTCCTTGTAAAACTCCATCGGCTCATATATGGCCGTATGTACAGCTGTCCCTAGGGCCATAGCTGGCGTTTCTTTTATGTTTTGAGTAAGCAAGTGGTCTACGCTTTTTAAGTATATAGTTTTTAGACCGCTCGCGCTTATATAGTCTTTTTGACTATGGTATTGATCGTTGGTATCTTTAGTTATTTTCATTATTTAGGTTTTTATATTGTTCTAGCTTGTCTATAGCGTTAAAAAGCGCAGTTACATAATCTATTTTATAGTCTAGTACTTCTTTTGGTTCTTTTGCTTTTGTAAAGTCAGCTATTTTAGAACCTAAAGCTACAAGCTGTATATTTTCTTTTATGCTATCTACAGCTAAATTAATAGTTTCGTTATCAAGTTTTATATTCATTTTTAAATAATAAAGCCCCAGCCGTTAGGCCAGGGCTGGTTAAACTTACCAGGGCAAGTCGTCAGACCCTTGTGCTACCTTGGTTTCTTTTACTTCTTTTTTAGCTGTCGGTTTCCACGTGTCAAGTTCAGCGTAGCATTTACCAGACTGGCCGCGCTTAAAACTTATATTAAGCCAGCCGTCGCTATGGTTAGCTTTAGCAAATTCTACAAAATCTTCTAGTTTAACGCTTAAATTAGCCAGTACAAAATCTGGTGCATTATCGTTTCGCTTTACTATAAAGCCGTTAACAAATGTTTTTTCTTGTTGCATAATTATATATTAAAATGATTAGTAATTTTTTCGCGGTACGTTTTTCGTACTTTGAATTTTCCCAGGACCTTTACAGCCTGTTCTTTAGTACCCTTTAGCGTGGCTTCTACTTGTTCTTCGGTTAGCCAGTTTTTGTTATCTGTGCTTTGATTTGCTACAGCGTTACCCACTTCTTGGGCGCTTGCTATAGAAATATCAATACCTATACCTAGATAACCAAGGGCGCGCCCTAAGGCGCTAGTAAAGCCATTTTCTAAAAATGAAGTTTTATTAATGTAGCTACTGTCGCGGTATTCTTGTGCGTGGGCGCTTGTTATTTCGTTGCCCTCTGGGTCCATAATAGTAACTTTAAATATACCCTCTTTTTCGTCTAGCCCTACTAGGTCTTCAACTATACGCCAGCCTTTGTATTCGGCGGCGTTTCTAAAGTGTAAAAGCCGCTCGTTTACCGTAACGTACTCTTTACCCTTAATATTTACTGTTTTCATTTAGTTAATTTCAATAAATTTATATATATCAAAACCCGCGCTTTTTAACGTTTTTAATTCCTGTAAAGTAAAACTATCGGTTTTACTTATTCTACTTTGCAGTGTTGGGTATGTACAGCCCAACAAGTTACAAACGTCGTTACGCGTCAGCTTTAGCCTTTTTAGTTCGTCTTTAAAAGTGCTACTCATAGTATTAATTTGTACAAAGATTAAAAAAAAATTTGTAATTACAATACTATTTTAAAAAATAATTGCAAAAAAAAAGCCGCCTCAAACAAAGATGTTATTTTGGCGGCTGGCAGCAAACAAGGGTCGCTTATAACTCTACTACGCTTTCTGTAGTATCTTCAAACGTAGCGCTTACGTCGTTATCTTGGTTTGACGTATGCATAATAACATTATAAGTATTACGCTTTACGTTATATTCTAAGCCGTCCATAATACAGCTGTTATTTTCTTGTAGTATATTTTCGCCAAAGTTTACCCATACCTTACTAAGCATACTAAGGGGCTGGCTGTTATTATTGTAAAGAGTACCTTCGTATCTGGTTAAAGTACCCCTATAATCGTTTAACTGTTGGCGTAGTACAACTTCACGTAAATAAGGTAACTGGTAAGCGTTGCTAATTAAAAAGTTAGGTTCGTATCTTGTATAATCAGCACCTATTACACCGCCAAATACATTACCCCCGCCTATTTGAAATTTATATTTTTTATTATCTATTACGCTGTTTGTTGTACTACTTTGCAATAGCGTATATTTAGATCGACTAGCTTTTAAGTTTGGCGTAGATACGCTTGTGTTTTGACGTATAGCTACGTTATCTATATAAATATTTTGGTAATTAGTAAAAAATGGCGCGTAAGGCGCGTAAACCGTAAGATTTGTACTTACACCTGGGCCGTTAAAAGTGCTTGCAGTATCTGGCGGTATGTTAATACTTTGGTTTACCCATTTATCGGCCGCGTCTTTTGTAAATTCTATTTTTTGATAGCTTACTGTACTACTCCAGGCGTTTGTATTTGTATTGTAATATCTAAAACTAGAACCATTAAAAGCGGTTATATTATACCAAAAATAACCCGTAGATGCGCTAGTTTGCTGTACATTACCAGTGTCAAAATAGTAGCTAGTTTCTATTTTACGTTCAGCGCCGCCGTCTTGTATATAGTAATCTGTTGAAAATAAAGTTATAGAAGGGTTACCGCTACTAAATTGCCTCATATTAGATTTAAAACTTTTTATACCAGTTTTACGTATATCGTTAGATACTATAGACCCGTAACTAATAGTATAACCAGTATTACCGTATTCAAAACTTGTATTACGGTCTTTATCAATTACTCTAGTATTTTCTACTTCTACTTCAATTTCTTTAAAACCTCGTTCAAATTCACGTACTAAACTTTGATCTAGCGGCGTTACATCGTATTTTATTTTATTTAACGCTTGTTCTTTATATGCTGTTTCGTTTAAAGTAGAGTAGTTGTATTTTCTAAAACTGGTAAATTCTACGTTTTGTTTTAAGTAATTTAAGCGCCTTTGTTCTATATCAGTAGGTAACGTACCGCCGTCTTGTAGTATATTTTGTATATCGTCTTGTACTCTAATTTCACTGTATGTACTGTTATTAGCAATAACCCATTTACCGTTTGACTGGTATACTCTGGCGTTTATATTTAGTAGTAAAGTTTCTATAAGTTCTTTATAGTTAAAAAACTCGTATTTATCGTCAAATAGTTGTAAGTCTATAGCCTCGGCCGAAATATTATTACCGTTAAATTTTTCAATATTAAAGTAAAAGTCGTTTCCAAATATATTTAGTAATACGTGGCGTATATCGTTATTTACATATACGTCTAGGTCTAAATTTAAATTATTTAAGCCAGTTACAAGGTAGTCTAAAATTCTACTATCAGTATCTACGCTAGGCGTATACGCGTTTAATTCGCCTAAGGCGTCTATAGCTTTTAGCGTTACTGGCTGCGGGTTAGGGGCCATAACTTCGGTATATTGGTCGGTTACTAGCCAGCCAGCCCAGTAAGTAGTAAATATATTACGGCGTTCTAGTGTAAGTACTTCGCCTATACAGTCTAGGCTTTCAGTTACCCCGCCGTCGTCTAGTACCCTTTTGTTAAAATAGCTTGCAGTATCGTAGTAGCCAGTTATCGTACTATCTATACAGCTTTTAGCTTCAATAAATCCGCCGTCCTGTTGTACGCGTTCTTTATAAATATCGCTAACAGTTTGGGCGGCGTTTATTACTACTTTATATTCTCGTTCGTCAGCATTAAAAAAACTATCGTAGTCGGTATCGTCAGTTTGAAACAAATTGATAGTACAAGTAGAACCAATTATAGGGCTATATATATCGTCGTCAGCGTCCCATTTAATAACAACAGGGTCGCCAGAACCTACAAGGCTTTTAACGTCGCCAGTATAACTATCCTGTAGTATTTCTAAGCGTTTACCGTTGCCTAGTACATCGTCAAAATCTAGTCTAAATTTTACCCCGTATGCCATAATTTTTATTTAATTCGGCCGCGTTGTTTTTCGGCACGTTGCAAAGCTACTATAAGGTCTTGGCCCCTTATTTGAAATTCGCCACCTACGTTTACTTGTTGCGGTTGCCTGTCGCCTATCATTCCTTGTAGCTTATTAAGTGGCGCTATTACCTCTGGGTTACTTTTAGCGCCAGCATATTCGCCCATAAGGCCAAGGGTTGGGCCGCTTACTATACCCCCATTAGCAAACGCGGGTACTTCGCCGCCGCCACCGCCGCCGCCGCCTTTACCAATACTTGCGGCTTTATTTTTTACAAAGGCGCCAAGGGCTACAAGTGCAATACCAGCGGCTACGGCTACTACAGGGTTTAAACTTTGTAAAGCTTTTTTTATACCCTCTATAGCTATACCAGTACCTATAGCTAACTGTCCTAATTGACTAGCCATATTACCAATACCATTTAATAACACAACAGCTAAGCCTTGTACAGCATTACCGCCTGTAGCTATAGCTTCGCCTAAGGCGCCACCTATACCCGTAGCTAATTGTTCTAAGCCGCTTTCGAAAATAGGCGCTAGCTGTTGGTTAAATTGCTGCGCTAAAACCATCATCTCGGTTTGTTTTGCGCTTAACGTTTGCTTTGTTATATCTAGCTTAGCGGCTAGTTCTGTATTTGAATCGCTAACGCTTGCGGCTAATTGCGCTACAGGGTCGTATTTTTTTACTACGTCTTTAGTAAGTTCTACGCCTAATTTATCGCTAAGGTCGTCGTCCCTTACCGTTTCGGTTTTTGTTACTTCTTCAAGTCCACCGCCTGTAATACCACCTACGCTAGTAATTTTTTTACGTGTAGACTTTGTAGTAGTTTCAGCTGTAGTACTTAAGTTTTCTAGCGCTTTAGTATATTCGTCTGTAGACTTAGTTGTTTCGTCTATAGCCGCCTGTTCTTGTTCTAAAACGTCTATCTGTTCTTTATAAATACCTATAGTTCTTTTAATTTTACGGGCTTCTTGCGACTTACGTTTACTTTTAGACTTAGATAAATCGACTAGTTGCTGTTCTTTTTTAGCTATAAGTTCTTGTAAATCTACTATACCTTTGCCGCTAACCATCTCTTGCTGTCTAGCGCTTTTTTGTTTTTTAGAATAATTACTTACAGCTATACCAAGGCCTACAACCGCAGCGGCTACAGCTATAATAGGGTTAGCTATCATAGCCGTAGTAAGTAGTTTAAAACCAGTAGCTACTAAAGGTAAAATCTTAACAACCGCACCAAAGCCTACAGATAGTTTACCTATAGCTATAAGTGCTGGCCCTATCGTTGCGGCTATACCAGCTACTACGATTATAGTTTTTTTTGTTTGATCGTCTAGGTTCATTAAAGACTTCAAAAAGGCGTTTGCTTTTTTTACTATTTTAGTAAAGGCTGGTAATAAAACTTGGCCAAAATTAGCGCCTAGTTCTTTTAAGCTTTCGGTAAATATTCGCATTTGGTTAGCGGCCCCGTCTTGGGTTCTCGCAAAATCGCCTTGAGCGTTAGCCGAAGACTTCATTACAAATTGATAGCGCAAGGTGGTTTTTTCCGCTTGCGTCATTTCTTTTATATTCTTTGTAATACCTTGCGTTAGCGCAAACTGTTTTAAATTAGCTTCGGTCATAACAATACCAAGGCGCTTTAAACTTTCAGTTTCGCCAGTAAATACAGCGGCTAGGGCTGTCGTAGCTTCTTCTATTTTTATGTTCTTAAAACTCGCTAGATCGCCAGCAAGGCCTACCATACTTGTAGACATTTTGGCGGCTTCTTGAGTTGTAAGCCCCATACTTGTACCCATATCGCCAAACATAGCGGCCATATCTAAGGCGGTACCCTGGGCTATACCAAACTGGGTTAGCGTAGTTTTTGAAAATTCCCTAACTTGTTTAGCTGTGTCTTTAAAAGATACATCTACTTTATTTAGGCTTTCTTCAAAGTCTGTAGCTAGTTTTATAGACGCGGCACCAGCTGCGGCTATAGGTAACGATAATTTTAAACTAAGGTCTTTACCTACGCTTGTAAGCTTTTTACCAAAGTTTACCATTTGTTTGTTGGCCTTGTTTAGGCTGTTGGTAAATTTGCTAGTATCGGCTTGTAGAATTACCCGTAGTTTGTTATCTGGCATAGGTATAAATTATAGCCGTAAAATTACGAAATTTTTAGCGCTTTGTTTTTTGTTAAAAACCGTCTACGCTTTTAACATTCTTTTTACCTTTACTAAGTTTTTCTAAAAAAGCTTCGTAGTCTTCTTTTGTACTTTTGGGTTTACCTTTTTCTAGGTATACGTCTTGGGGTAAAGGAAAAAGTTTTTCTGGCGTTATCATTTGACTACGTTTATTACAGTTTACGTTAAATAACATAGTAGCTAAATAGCGCGTACGCTCCCAGTCTAAATTTTGTTTTATCGTGTGGCTTTCGCCTAGTAATTGGTTTTCGGTCCAAGTATTAGCCCAAAAGTCTACAGGGCGTATACCAACTTGGCCTATATAATAATCTAGTAAAACATTCCAGTTTAGGGGTTTGTTTTTTTTTGCTGTTTAGGCGCTGGCTTTGGTTTACGGTCTATACCCATATTAAGGTTATTACCTAGTATTTTAGTTTCTGTAAGGGCCTCTACAATATCGTTAAGCTGGTCCGCTGTTAAGTCTTCTAGCCAAGCGCCTACAGTATACTGGTTATAATCAATATCGTTACCGTTTTCTTGGTCGTTAGCTAGTATAGCGCTATATACGAGTAGTCTAATATCGGTAAGGCTTAGACCGTCTTTAAATACTTCGCCTATTTGATCTAAAGATATTTCTAAGCCTTCTGTAAAGTTGGCCCAAAAGTTCATAGAAAAATGAAGTGTACGGTTTTTACCGCCTAGTTTTAAGGTATAATACCCTCGTTTTCTGTTTGCCATTTTATAAAGTTTTAGGGCCAGCCCTCACTAGCCCTATTTTTTTTATTACCTACTAGTTAGTAGCTGTTGTAATAGCGCCAGTAATAGTAATAGAACCACTATAACTTACTGGGCTTTCCATTTCAGCGCTCATCTCTAAGCTAGACAAAAACCCAGCGCCACTAATAAGTTGGTCGCCAGTTTCAGCTGTTCCAAACTCAAAAAATATTTTAGTTCTGGCTAGTAAAAGGTCGTTTAATTCGGCCGCGTTTTGACTATCTGTATAATCAACTAGACCGTCGAAGGAAATTTCGCCAGACTTTACGCCAGCAATTACCTCTGAAAAACCGTTTGAATCTTTAGTAGTTGACTCGGGTAAATCAACTGACAAAGATAAAGAACAGCTTGTAGTGTGTCCTATATTAGCTTCGGCGCCGTCTGTAGAAGATACTTTAAGTAGTAAATCGGTGCCGTTAAAAACTGTATTAGCCATATCGTTAAATTTTATACAAATATACTAATTAAATTTTTAGCTATAAGCCCAGCCAGCAAACGTATGTACCCCGTTACCTTCTATAATAATTTCAAAGTCGGCCCAGTCTTCGGGCTGTTCTTCTAGATCGGACCAAAGAACGTCTACGCTATAATTGTCAGCTAGTACGGCCGCTGTAGTTTCTACTAGTTCGCCTTCTTCGCCTTCTTCATATTCGCCTGGCGTAATTACTACTTGGCCTAGTTTTACTATAGTGTGGGCGTGTGCTGGGTGCGTTTCGCCTTCTTCGTTTGTTTCGTGTGGCAACCCGTATATAAAGCTTTCGGCCTCTGTTTGATCTGTAAACTCGTACTTTTTAAATAAATATCCCATTTTCTTAACTTGTTAAATTTTGAAGTTCTGTATTTGATAGTCGTGTGTTATACACAAGTAATTCGCTTATTTTGATAATTCCGTATGTTTCGCTTGTAGAAAAAGTAATACTTGCTAATCTATCAAAAACAGATGCGTTATTAGTGCCTGTATGGTTTGTTGAGCCGTTTGCACCTTGCGACCAACCACTTGAATCACACGAAGTAAATAGACTATTTCTTTGTGTTCTTGGTGCGTTGGATTGTGTGTTCAAATATGAAGTACCACTTAAATTTAATCTACATCTTAAATTACTTGCATTAGAGCCAAAACCTATATAGGTATTGCTCGAATCGTCATTAAAAAATAAAAACGGAACAGACGAGCTTCCACTTGTCTCGCCTATATCAAATTTAGATATAACTGAAAACCCACTTGACGAATTAAAAGAATCTACATTAGGAAAAACTAATTGAATATCATCAACAACCCTCGTTACACTTGACCCCTCTGTTGGTATATAGCTTGTTGCGTAGCTTCCTGCTTCAATTTGAGCGCCCCATATATAACTAAAATCTGTTGTGTT